GTTCTGGCTAGCGTTTAGCTCTTCGATACTGGTCATGCCTGTTGGGTTAACCATCCAGCGATACTCAGTACCTTGCACAGCACCGTCTACCACAGACTCGCTCAGTGCGCTAAGGGCTTCAAAGTCCCCGGCGTACTCTTCAACTAAGCCTGTGCCATAGTCGTGCTCATCGGCTAGGTCCCAAGTGATTGCTTGGTAAGGGCAACGATCAGCAGGCCAGCGTCCGTTATACTCTTGAGGTAAGAGAATCTCGTTGACCCATTGGGTCATGCTGTAAGAGCCGTTGTCTTCCTTCTTAATCCACTTGTAGAAGCTAACAGTGGTATCGTCGTGGAAGCGGGTACTTAAGAGCTTCTTGATCTTTACGTCAATCTCATCGAAACGCACGTCTTCTTTGACGCAGATATGCAGGACTTGGCCTTCAAGGTTGCGTCTTACAACGTACTTCTTAATGCCCATTACCCGCATACCGTCTTTGCTAAGGACGAGCAAAGCATTACCAGCTACAATCAAGTGTCGCATTAGCTGGAAGAGTTTAGGGCGTTGCCCACGGCGATCGAGTTCTTTGATAGCCTCTCGCTCACCATTAGCCAGAATGTCTTGCAACTGGATAGGAGTAAGCTTCATTTGCTGGGCCTGTGCCTTAGCCTTGGCTCCGGGTAGGAGCTTAGCAAATGGGCGACTAGGGGCAAACATAGCAAGCATCAGCTTGTTGCTCAGGTGGTTCGTACCTTGGGCACCAATGCTTTGATAGTCATGGGAGTCATCATAACTATTGTCGTTGTATCCCTCTGGGTAGCAAACTTTAGGGATAGTCAGTGCAGCGTAGCGTTCAATCTTGCGAAGGATGCCGGAGCGCTGACCGTGCAGGTGTGACCATACATCAGCGGCTTTTGAGTACACTAGATGTTTACCCCAGTGTTAGTAACACCGATACCAAAAGACTGGCGTTTCTTACGTGCTGCACCGGGGGTGCTAGCCGAAGCATTAAGCGTAACGTCTGGTGCTTCAATGGGCTTAGCTGCACTGTCCGCTACTGCTGCCTGAGCCGCTGCTCGTGCTGCTGCTGCCTCTTGAGTCTTGGCAGCTTGTGCTGCCATTTCCTGAGTAGCCTTGGCTGATTGCTCAGCGGCCCTTTGAACAGCAGCAGCTTGCTCGTCTGCTTGTCGTGTAGCAATATCTGCTTGTACGTCAGCGCCAGTCAGCTTGGCTACCGATTGTCGAATGAATCCCATATTAGACTACCTTGTAGAATGAAGTTGTAAGTGGCTTAAACGCTGCCGCTTTATAAGCGCCTGCTACGATGTTAACAGGTGAACTATCCGCTGACATGATTAAGCTAGCACCACGCCCAATAGCAATCTCTTGCAAGGCAATAGGGATTGATGCTATGTTGCCACCGTCTTCCAGCTTCAGGACTAGCCACTCTTGCAGTACCGTAGCATTGCTATACCAAGGGGTGATAGTTTCTACACACACAAGGTACCCATCTACAATAGCTACGTTACCTGCTGATACTGCCGCTGCAATACTACACCAAGCCTTGCCGAAGTTTTTGCCTACAGCCCAGTCATAGTTGTCTGAGTAGCGATCAAGGTTTAGTAGGGCATTAAAGATAAGGCCATCGTCAGCTTGACTAGCCCAACGCCAGTTAACTCTCGATAGTAAATCCATTGCGGAGTTCCTGTAGTACGGCTTGTACGCCTAGCTGATAAGCAACCTCAATTTGGGTAGTGGCTGTTGTTACTAAGGGCTTAGAGAACTTACGTTCAAGCTGACGATATACGTCAGAAGCCAGCCTAGTGATAATCTGGTTTGGTTGGGTGGGCATAGTATAGGTACCAATAGTTAACTAAAGAAGAAGTCGGATTCTAAGACTTCCATAATGTCAAGGCTGCCTTTTGTGGGCGGCGGTGGCAAGCATGGGTACTTAGCAACGAGGTCGGCGGGTGGGTCACAAGCTATATACATAGCCACAAACTGCTTACGGATAGAGTCGTATAACTTCTGTGCGTCAGCGGCGTGTGTTCCATAATCGTCGTGAATCATAGCCAGCGAGGTAATACCCTGCTTAGCACAGTCAGCCGAAGTGAGGTGCAAGTGCGCTGCATCTAGGCTATGCACAAAGTTAGGTGCCATACCGCTAGCGTGCTTAGCTGCATCGGGCTTGTCAGTCTCTGACATAACACGAATCTTAAGTGGGCCATGCAACCATGTACGGATGCGGTGTACCTCAGCCTCGAAGTAATCTTGGCAAGCAGGGAACCCACTGGGTGTAACCCAAGAGATAGTCTCGTACTGCCCAGTCTTCATTATGATACGCGCTGCTTTCTTAAGCCAGTCCATTGCCTCTCGGCCCTTAACCACAACGTCACCAATAGCGGGCCATACTGCCTTCATAAGCAATGCTGCTGCTCTGCGGTATTCCTTAGAGTCAAAGGTGGGGCCTAGGTTCTCGCGGAGGTAATCATCAATGACGTACTCTGTAGCGCTACGCTCTGTTACACCATACGGGGTAGTCATAACGCTACGCTTCACAGCCTTACGGCTAATACCGTGGGCTAACCACTTGTCCCGCATCTCAGCTTCCTCGCCCTCAAGTACCATAGCAGCTAGGCGTTTCTCTGCGGCCTTGGCAACGTCAGAGTAAATGTCCCGCATCACACTATTGTTAGTGAGGTTAGTAGCAGCACCGCCAATAGAGTCCCGGAACATTGCGCTAAGGTTCTGTAACCCGTTGCAGCTACCATCCATGCTGATTGGTAGATGGCTTAGGAAAGTAGTAGGGCTATTGCAATACTCGTCGTACTCAAAGCACCACGCTAGGAACTGCAAGGGGTCGCCAGCTTCCAGCCACCCTTGGTTGTTAACCGGGTCAGCAGCAAAGGAACGAATCAGATCACTGCGTTCTTCTACCCATGCCATGCGGTCATCTAGTGTAGCTTTATCAAAGCCCCACTTGTTAGCACCTTGCACATAGAACCAACGCTTAGCAGTAGCATCAGGGATGGGCTTACCTTCTGCAAAGTGGATGAGTGCTTTACTCAGGTCACTACCTTGTGGGTTGATACCTTGGGTCAGCGGGTATAGGCGGCCACGGCTATCAGCAAAGTACACGAAGTAAATTGCGGGGTAGTCACGGAAGGATTCAGCAGTACGGGTAGCGTTGTAGAACCTAGCATAGCGTGTGCCTAGAATCTTACGCTGTGTGTGCCACTCAGTCATCTCGTGCTTCCAGTCCTTGAACTCCTTAAGGCGCTCGGCGGGCCAAGTGTCCTTGGGTTCTTTAGAAGCATCTTGGTTCAACCAGTCTGGGCGTGGTGGCTTAGGTGTATCTGTTAAGGATACAATCTCCTTGGTGCTAAAGCTCTTGGAGATGGCGTACACTGTGTTGAGCATACGGGCATTGACTTGCCATGCTGTCTTCTGCAAAGCGTTAACAGCACTGTAGACTACAGGCATATCAGTAGCCTTGCCGAGGTTACGTGCCGCACGGCGACCGTGTATCAGGTCACTACACATACGCCGCATACGGGTAGTATGAAAGCCTCCGGGTTGCTCAAAGCCCCAGTCCCTAGGTTCTGCTACACACGGCCCAAACATGGGCATAGTGACAGCAACATGGGCCTTGATCTTATCAACAAACTCCATAACCTCGGGGGATAGCAGTACCTCGCAAGCATCGCGCTTGTACCCTGTTCGTGTCTCTGCGCCCAGCACTACTAGCCCAGCGTTCTCTACTAGCCCGAGCAGGTACATACCCACTTGCTCCTTGCTACCCACGTTCCACTCTACGATGGATAGCTCAGCCTTCTTAGCCTGCTGCATGAATACCACTAAGCGGTGGCGCTCATCCTTAGACAAGCGACGAGCAAAGTCTTTAGATAGTGTGTCGTATAGGTCAGGTGCCTGCTCTTGAATCTGGGTAAGTATCAACTCACGATAGACGCTTAGGCCAATGTCATGGGCGAGGCGGCGGTGTGTGTCTGGCTTAGACGAGAGGACGTTGGACAGTACCCTGCGGATTGTGAGGAAGGCAATTGCTTCTGGGTCGAGTCCAGCAAGTAGCATAACGTGCGCTTTGTTACGACCGGGCTTGGGGGAATTGACTTCTGCATCAATGACCTTTGCAAGAGGTAAGACATACTCACGGAAAATCTCCTTAGCGTAGGGGTTCTGATGGGCACGGCCTTGTTCTTCGGCCTTGTTCATAGAGTTCTCAGCACGGATAATTCCGCCTGAGTACATCTCGTGTTCAATCTCTTGCTGGGTCTTTAGTGTCATGCGTCTGTCCGTATTCCTTTGAAACGGGGTTCACGTAGAAGCCCGTTGGTTGTTAATCCCATAGCCTCCACTTCAATGTATTGGTCTATGATACGCTCAGGGTACATGGTGTACTCGTCGGCCTGTGCTTGGCTTAGGCCAGTGCTTACCTTCTGGATAGCACCGTTAAGGTTGAAGCACAACACACAGGTATTCTTACCTGTCTTACCGCCAATGTCTGATACCACTGCGGATACTTTGACTGTCTCGCTAAGCAGCGGCTTGCACTTAATGAACTCACCACCTTTGCCAGAACCTACTTGATACTTACCGTTAGCCTGTGCTAGTACAGCACCATCGTAATGACTGAGGGTTTGGTTCTTGTAGTGGCTAGCGATAGCATTTGCTGCTGCCTTAGCCTCAGTCAGGTTAACAAAGCTATACTCTTCTGCTGTTGGGCAGATGACATTGCTGAGTACCTGTGCTCGCTTCTCACGCAGCATAGCGATACGCTTCTTGTATGGTGCGGGGTACAGCCTATTATCTAGCTGGCCTAGTAATACAGGTGGCCCAGCCGAGTCCGTGTTGTAGTCGAATGGCACAATGTCAAACGGTACAAACATTAGCTCTGGTTGTGGTGACTGCCTACGGAAGACCCCGCTAATGTAGCTGAACTCTTTGCCAACAATCCAAGCCTCGCCTTGTATAGCGATACGGCCTTCATGTATTGGGTAGAGGTCGAGCAATGACCTTGCGATGTGCGGCATACTAAGGACTGTCTCACCTGTACGTGAGTACGTTGCAACATGCTTGCCGCTATCGAACGTGAAGATTGCATGGCACCCATCATACTTAGGACTGATAACCCACTCCGTAATCTCTTCAACTTCCTTACGTACCTTAGCACTAATGTTGCTAAGCTCGATTGCTTTGTGAACAATGTAGTCACTCACTTAAACCTCCGGTCTGTGTTATCCATAGCTGCTTCTATAATGTCTACCGCTTGGCTGAATGGTAGGCTTGCTGTTAGGTTCTCTTCTAGCTGAGCATAGAGGTCAGCCTTACGTTCATCCTCACCAAACTCCAGTACGTCTACTGCATGGTAGATGTTCTCTGACAACTCTTCAATCGTCAGCTTAGTATCCCTAGCATACAACACTGTAGCTAAGGCGTAGGCATTACCCTTGTTTGACATGTTCTTGTTCCCGTATCATTAGGTCTAGTCGAGCTAGTGCGTTCCATGCTTCGTGTGCTGCATGTTGTAGTTGCGAGTCGGAGTCTATTGTTTCTCCTGCCTTCTCTTTCAACCAGTGGCGTAGCTTTGCATCATCATATCTGTCTATGCCTTGTGGTACTTGCATCCATCCATTGTCTGTGTACTTAGCTGCACCGAATGTTCCTACTGCTGTTACTGCGAGTAGTGCTCTTGCGAATCCTCCGAGTACCAGTGAGGGTCGTAGCTTTCCTGCATCTAGTTTTGCTCCAAGCTCGTGTGCATCTCTACCTGTCGGGTCTTTCTCCATGCCTCGATTCTCCGAATCTATTGTATAGATACGACCCAGCTTACACTGAGTCGATACCTATTAGTTTGATAGTAAGCTTTGCCGTTTGGCTTTGCTGTTAAGTGTGTACCTACTACGAGAGAACCCGCCGCATCCACCACACTGGTATCTACGATACTCGCCTGTCTGTGTGAGTGCTGGCTTAGCCTGTTCTACCATGTGGGTACTAGCACAACGAGGACAACGCATCTTATCGTCGTTGTAGTAAGCAGCTACGTTAGGGTGGCCTACCATGTAGGGCCTAAGCTTTAAGTAGAGTTCCTCTGTGGCTGGCACATCAATGCAGTTATACTTACGCATAACCTTCCATGCTTTGGGGTTTCCCTTTAAGCACTCTGTCCACAAAGCCATGCCGGGGAACTCGTTGTGCTCATCCTTGACTGTCTCAGTCAGGTGTTCACTAAGCCATGCCAAACGGTTGCTTGTAAACTTAGCCACATCCTTAGCCACTAGCATAGTGTCGATGACTTTGATCGGTGCTACGGGTAGCATACCTGCTTCAATGAAGCGGGCATTGATCTTCTTCAAGTCAAAGGCTTTGCCATTCTGGGCAATAACAATGTCGCAGTCACTAAGCTCAGCGTGTAGCTTAACCAGTAACTCACTGT